CCGATTGGGAATGCACCAATAGCAGGAACAGCAGTGATGTCAGAAGGAACAGTTGGTGTAACTGCTCTATTTCTAAAACGTAAGTTATCAACATGGTATTGACCTTGCTCATTTGAACGCCAAGTGTTTGGAGTTCCATTTCTACCAGATATGTTACCAATAAACAGATCTTTACTACCTAATGAAGTAGATGGAACTGTTGATTGAATTACCTGAATACCATTACTATAGACTGTGAATATATTTCCTTCTTTCTTCAATCCAACAGTTTGCCATGTATTATTAGCAAATAAACCAGTTTGAGTTGATAATGTTGCACTACCAGCATTCAAAGCAGTAGTAGAGTTAGTAACAGATAAACCAAGTTTACCAGTACTAACTTCAAAGTATAACCAAAGACCACCAGTAGTTACTGTTGAATCACCAATAGCAATTAGAGTTTCTTCATTTTGACTGAATACACTAGTATTAGTGCTATCTTTGTATAAGAAGAATTCTATAGTCCAATCATCACCAAGTTTAGTTCCAACATCTGCAGCAGGGAACTTAATGTAAGCATTTTCCCAAACAGTTGGAGATGCAGTTTGAGATCCAAGTAGTTTTGCATAACCACCTTGTACCGTGTTCTCATAACTTAGTGAACCACCTGTAGTTACTATAGTTGGAGTATAATGTCCAGTTGTATCTGTGGTTGCTCCACCTGTGAATGGGAATAAGAATTCATTTCTATTCCAAGAAGATTGACCAAATAGATGGACATCACCTGAAGTATCAACATCTAATGAAAGTGCAGTCACACCCTCAACATTATTAAGATTGAATAGATTTGATGAATGCTCCTTTAAATCACCACCATATCCAATTTTAAAGGATCTAATTGTCTTAAGACCATTAATTCCACTTGTTAGGTTACAAGCAACGTTAAGATCACCAAATACGTCAATCGCAGTCTTATGTACTGCAGTGATTTCGTATTCAGTTCCACTCTCATTAGGTATTTGATAACGGTAGTTCCAAATTAAATTACCAGAAATATCTGTCTTACCAACCCAGAAACTATTCTTAGTTGTATTATTTGCCTTAAGTCTACAAGTTGCAGTTAAGTATACTTCATTAAATTCATCAATACAAAGACTAGATTCAAAGAATGAATATGAAGTATTTGAATATGTTTTAACATAATCAATTGTAATTACACTAGTACCAACAGTTGCCTTACCTAATCCAATATCAACAGCAGTTGCAGTAGGACTTGCAGCACTTTCTACAGAGAAGTAGATATTACCATCATTAATTGCTAAACCAGTAATTTTTTCTGAAGTTCCTGATCCAGCAACCTTTCTCTTAATAGCAAAATTACCAGTAGTATCAATAAGAGCAATATATCCATCGAAAGGATTAGTTGAGTTTGTATTTGTATAACCACCGATAACAAATCTAGTATCAGAAAGTTTAGTTATAGCAGTTACATTATCAGAACGTGTAGAACCTGATATACCAGCATATCCCTTCTGGAAGGATAATGTTGCATCAAGACCATTTGCTGATTGTATATACTTACATAAAACAACATCAGGGTTATAAGAGTCTAAAAGATTACTATTTGGTCTATTGTTACCAACAACCCAAACATCATTACCATCAACGTATAATCTTTCAAATTCTGTATATTGTTGACCATCAGTACTCTCTAAAGTCTTCTGCCACTCTTTAACACCAGTAGCAGATAATTTAGCAACAAATCCTACTTCATTAGAATTAGTATCCTTTGTTTTACCACATATAAAGACTTCCTTGTTAGTATTAAGGACAACATCGTTAACTTTTACATAATTGTTATTATCAATCTTAGAAACATAGTAATCTGCTTTCTTAAAGACCTGTGGATGAGATAGGATAACACGAGGGTTAGTTGTATAACCAGAACCTGAATTAACAATATTAACTTGTTCAATAGATCCTACAGATGTTACAATTGCTGTTAATTTACCACCAGTTCCAGTAGTACTATCAATAGTAATTGTTGGAGGAATATCAGAGTTATAACCAGAACCAGTTGAATTTATAACAATTTCTTCAATACCTTTGAATTGACGAACAGTAAAGGTCTTGTTCGTATTATTCATTATTGGACTATATGTCAAGAAGACACTATCATCCACTACTAAGTTATGAGGTTCAGTTGTTTTTAGAACACCATAATTAACTCCACTAATGTTCTCAAAAGTATAACTTTCAACTGCTTCACCCTTAATTCTAGAAACACGAGCAGAAACACCAGTACCATCAGTATCAGTGTTGTCAAATTCTAAACGGTCATTAACCTGATAGTTAATACCTGGGTTTTCAATAGTAAATCCAGTTACAGAAGCATCTTCAAACTTAGTGATTGTCTCAACTTCAATATCAACTTTAGAGTCGAAGGTTACTTTAGGGAAGTAATCAAATAACTGTAAAGGTGATTCTTCAAAGATCTGATCAGGATCATCGGTTTCAACTTGATCTATAACACCACTTCTATCTTCATCTTCTATTTCAAATAATAGTATTTCTCCACCTTCAGTTGTCAACGCATTAGTTGAAACGTTAGGTGCTCTTGATACATCAATATCAACATTCTCATATGGGTCTCTATAACGAACAACACCAGTAGGAATGTTCTGCTGAACAGCAGATGTACTCAAGTTCCACTTATCTACAACAGAGTTGTAACTTGGACCTAGAACATAAGGGAATTCTGGGTTACCTGCAGTAGTATTGTCAATAGTTACAAAATAACAATATCTACCATTAGGATAGTCAGGTGTTTTACAGAAACGACCATTATACTGATCTAAAGCACCTAAACCAAAGACATATTCATAATCTTCAACAAATGAACCAGAAGGATACAATAGATTACCATTAGTATCTGTATCTGTAAGTAAAGGACCATCTGTCCTAACTGGATATGGATTTGTTGCTGCATCAAAAACAAGATTAGTTTTAACTCTATATGAAGTGCTTAATCTAGTAATTACAGAACTCTGGTTAGTTGGGTCAGAATATCCATAAGGACCATAAATTGGGTTACCATCAAATGCCCAACCAATAATAGGTGAGTGAACAACAGAATCTTCTTTTTCTAATATATCACCATTACTTGCTTCATAAAGGTTATCACCTAGAATGTATCTTAGAGTTTGTGGGTTTGAAGGGTGAGCATATTCACCACCATACTGATTATTGTATCCTTCAAATACACCACCCTTTGCAGCATCAAGAGTTGCAGTCGATTGTAAGTTATAAGTCCACTCAAATACGTTTGCACTGAATAATGCAGATTGACCAACTGAATTTAGATTGATAATAGTGGTTCCTTGAAGATATCCAATACCTCTGTTAACAATTTCAATATTAGTAACTCTACCAGCATTTTCTCCATCAATATCAATAGTTGCTCTAGCAACAGCACCGAAACCATCACCTTGAATAGTAATTTCAGGAGCAGTAGTATATCCAGATCCAGCAGATATAATAGCGATTGATATAATACGTCCATTCTGTACAATTGCCTGTGCAACAGCACCAGAACCAGAACTTAGAGTAACAGTAGGTTTAGATGTATATGAAGCACCACCAGAACTAACAGCAATACTTTTGATTGGTCCTCTAACAGATGCATTAGCAGCAGCACCATTACCGCCTCCACCAACAATGGTTATTTGAGGTTGTGAGACATACCCAGAACCGCCTGTATTGATTAGAATACGTGAAACAACACCTTTAGTGATAATAGCGGTTGCAGCAGCTCCAGATCCACCTCCACCAACGATAGAGACAAGAGGTGATGATGTATATCCAGTACCTCCATTAGTTACGGTAACTTCACTGATAGCACCATCAACAACTACGGAAGCAGTAGCACCAGAACCTCCACCACCAGCAATTGTAATAGCAGGAGGAGAAGCAGCGTCATATCCAGTACCTGCATTGGTAATACCAATACTTGTTATAGCACCAAACGTTTTAGTTAAACTTGACTTATATGACCATACGGAAACTCCATTTACCCATGTTCCAATAGGACCTGAGGTAATTAAATCTTTTGTGGAGATCGTAGTAGCAAGTTTAGGGAATCTTGTTAATTTTCTTTGGTTACCAGGTAATAATGCAGAACCAGGAAACGGACCTATGTTATAGTTTGGAATTCCAGTAGATGCAACATAAACGTAGTTGTCATTAAAGAATGAGTTTTGAACGTTAGTTGTATATGGACTAATCGCATTGTTTATAGCAGTACTAGAAGATTTACCTTTGTTAAGGTCAATCGATACCAGAATGTTACCCTGTGGAATTACAGTAGCGGGTTGAGGTAGTGCATATTGGAAAATAGTGTCACTATCCCTAGATGTTACAAGGAATGTTCCGTTAAAGAGGATTGGGTTAGCACCATATATGGTTACCTGATCACCAACTAGTAGACCGTGATCATTAGCACAAGTAATAGTTGCGGATTGATTATTAATACCACCAAATGTCACGCTAGTAACATTGATCAATTTCTTAACGTTGTATAACCAAGTTGTAAGTTCAGGAGTAGTTCCTGTTCCACCCAACTTAGAAACTGTTAGTTTATCTCCTGGTAAGTAATAAGATCCAGTGTCAGTAAGGGTTGTTTGCTGTGCATCAACGATACCAACAATATTCATCACTACTTCTTGAGTAGTTCCCTTGTTAATGTAGACATTAAAGTTGGATTTTACTTCTGTTGCAGAATCCCAGTCCTCAACTACGTTATTAACTGATCTAGTACACTCAATAAACTGGTTAAGTGATTTCTCCTTATACTGAACAGTTTCTGTGGTATCAGTTGAACTACCGATAATAAATTCACCGTTCCTCTCTGGCCAACCAATTGTAGAGTCAACAGTAATAATAGACTCCGTAGCATTAAGAGGTTCTGCTAATTTTGTCTTATATGGAACAATAAAGGTTCCAACAATAGTTTCTTCGGAAAGAACCAATTCATAAATGGTAACTTCTGAAGTTCTAATTGAAATATAGTTTTCTACGAGTGCGGTTGCTGCTTGAACGTTAGTATCAGCAATATCTGCTTCTTGAGTTAAAAGTCCGTCTTGAATGTTTGTAGGATCACCACTAACCAAAGTAGCACGCAAAATAGTGTCAATAGACCATGTTGCATCAGATGGTTTGATAATTTGGTCTTTAGGGTAAGATATACTTACTGTTTCACCGTAAAGTAGTTTAAAGAGGTACCCAATACTGTAAGACGTTCCTTTAGAACTGTAAAAGTCCTTAATTGTCTTAATTGCTGTTCTAACATCAATCTTAGCATAATCTAATGTAGGAACATCAGGTAGGTATTGTTCCGTATACTTATCAAGTAATCTCTTAACAAATAAGGCATCTAAGCACTTAACTGAAGCATCTACCGCATGTGCTGCAGCAGAAGTGTTATTTGTGAAGTTTGCATTGCCACTTTCCGTGTAAGAAGTGATAGAAGACGCAGCACGAGCACAACCAGTCAATTTTGCTTTCTGATAAAGCGTACCAGATTGATTTACTGTAAAACCAGTAACTTCATTTAGACCAATTTCCGCAGATGCTTCAGCAGAAGGTGGATCTTGAATAACAACTACTGGAGGAGCACTCTGACTGTATCCACCACCAAACGCACTAATATTAATATCTGTAATCTGACCGTTGAAAATAGACGCAGTTGCTATAGCACCAGTTCCACCAGCATATGCTCCAGTGGCATCTGTTCTGTTATCTACAATATAAACGGATGGTATATCAGTATATCCAACACCACCACTTAAAAGTTCGATGTTTGTTACTCTACCTTGAGTATCAACAGTAGTTTCAAGAACTTGAGCACCTACTGGATCAATAACTGCCATTCTAGGGGTAGTAATATAACCCTGACCAGCGTTTGCTATAGTAATCGATGTGATTTGCCCATCGCTACTTAATACTGCTACAAATGCTGCTTTGATTGGGTTAGTTCCTGTTGGTTCATCAATATAGATCGTAGGAACCGTTGTATAACCAAATCCAGCGTCAATAATTGGGATGGCAGTAATCTGTCCATTAACAACGGTTGGAGTGCCTAGTACAGCACCTCCTGGTTGCTTGAAAGTAATTCTAGGTGTGAATGTATACCCAGAACCAGAATTAGTGATTGTAAGAGCACTAACAGCACCATTTTCTACAGTCGCAGTTACAGTTGCTGCAGTAGATCCTACTGCTGTAGGTGCTTGAACCTGAACTACAGGTGGATTGGTGACGCTATAACCTTGACCACCTTCCAATAGTGATATACTCTTAAGACCATTAACAAGAGCACTTGCAGAAGCACCACTACCTACATCAGCGTTGATTGAAATTCTTGGGGGATACTCAGACTTATAACCAGTACCATTTTTACTAATAGAAATGCTAGTTAACGTTCCTGTATCACTAATACGTGCATAACCTACAGCACCAGCACCAAAAGAAGGAATAGGTGCTTCAATAGAGAATAATGAAAGGAATCTACCGTTTAATGGAGCAGTTAAGAATATAAACTGATCACCATCAATAAAGAAATCTACTTTTGGTGTTAATAGTCGATTATCGTATACTGCAATAACATATTCATCTGCAACAGGCTCATATCTTGCACCACTTCTAGTAATAGTAAATTGTCTCTTACTTTCACCAAAACCACCAGAAAGATTGTCTAAACCAACTATTGTATTCTCATTAAAACCATTTAAGTAGGTAATATAAGTTGATGACGCATCATCAGCAGGTATTCTAGTTCTAGGAGCAGTTGTGAAGATTATATTAGTTCCTTCAACAGTATAATCTGTACTAGGAATTAAAACCTTACCATATACACTAACAATCAAATGCTGCACAGAAGGTGGAGCAATAGGATTATCCTGAGATGTTAAAGGAAATATTTGAGTAGATCCATCAAAACTTAAAAGAGGACTTGCAAGGTTAATCCACTTTAGTTTTACTTGATCATAAGAAATACCTGGACTTAACGCAATGTTAGGACCAGCTTCTGCATTTTCATAGTATATTACTTCATCGCCAATTAGAACAGAACCATCGTTAACAAGGAACTGATCAACACTCTCTACAACTATCGTATCATCTGTTGCATCTATTGATTCTACTACTTTTGTCGCACCATCTAAGATACTAATGTCTAATTTATCAATATCCAAATAACCAAGGAAGTTATTAAGAATATTTTGTCCTAATCCTGTTTTTTCTTGAGACTGATAATAGTACTCAATAAATTTATTAAAGAGGGGATAATCCTGCTCTACAAATTCTGGAGTCTGCTTTAAAACAGCCTGTGATACCTTATTGATATTCTTGTGCATCTAACCTTGCTTGAATTATGATGAACTGGGTCTAGTAACCGCTAGGTGTACTTGAACTTGATGAAGAACTACTGCTGCTAGAACTACTGGAACTACTAGATGTAGTGGTAGTGGATGAAGTGGTAGTTGCTGTTGAAGTGACTGCAACCGTTGATGGTGTTTGATCAAAGATTGTCGGTGTCAAACTATTTAGTGGTATAGTAGGAGGTGGAGTAGTTCCAGCTGCTGCTACTGTAATTTCTGGGTTAATTATGTTAATAATAGTACCTGGAGTAGAAGCGGGTATACTACTAGAGTTTGCAGGTATAAACTGAACAGGAACTTGTAATCCAGTAGGAAGAAGTGATTCATCCGAAATACTACCTACACCAGTGGTAGAGTCTGCAATAGTAACTGCTGTTAGAGAAATATTACCTCCAGCACCAATTATATTAACTGGTCCGAAAGCAATTGCTCCAGTATCATAATCAACTGTTCCTGCATTAGTATTAGTGTAAACCTTTCTAGTTCCTGTGTTATAGAAAGTCTTTAACTTACCATATCCATCATCTTCAAACTGTTGATCAATTCCTGGTCTATCTGATGTTCTGAATGAACCAGATAGAAGAATAGGTTCTTTAGTTGATGTAGTCGATGTAGTTGACGCTAATTGACTAGGAGCACTATTATAAAGTGCCGATCCAGTTGAAATAACGTAAGTATTGGTCTGATTGGTAGTTGGACTGATGTACCTCAGAATAGTAGTCTGAAGTGAAACGTCAGTTACGCATCTATCTGCTAAAGTAATCGCTTTTTCAAACTCCTGTGATCTAAACGTGGAGTTGAAGTTGTTAATTTGGGTTTGAGTTGCCCAATCATTGATCGCAGTTGATACATTAGTCTTAATAGTAGATGTATCAGATCCGCAACCTGTATCATATGAAACAAAAACCTTTGGATATATGAATATATTCTCAGGATCAATGACTACAGGGTCAATTGATGCCATCGCATAGTTTCTAAGGTCTGCAGCAATAGTCTTTTTCGTCTGATCATTAAGTAATGATCCCGTTTTTGTTTTGATTGCAATGTATACCTTTCCGTAAATAGGGGGTGTTAATGAGTCTCCTCCATATGCAACTACAGAATCTGCGTTATCATACACTTTTTTAGTAATTAAAGCGTAGTCTTGTGCGGTAACTGCTCTATATTGTGAAGAATAATACCGTGGAGCATTATATTTAATGGATTCAACTGACTCAGCTGCGGCTCCTAATTGAGATTTATTGACTACTGTGAGCGTAGTATCGGATGCAGTGTATGTTGTTGATAAAGAATCCGTAAATTGACCAATAAATGCGAAAGTATTGATGTCATTTGCTTCAGCACCGTCCGTTACTAGGTACTCAATAGTAACAACCTCTCCATCTTTTAGAGCACGACCTATACTATCGTCACCAAACTTGATTTCATAACGCATATCCTCTCCTTCAGAAAGGAAGAACACCCTAGATGTAGCGGTAAGATTAGTTACAGTGTCTACTTGGTTGTATAAGTCAGAAGTTGTTGAAGATTCGTTTGCTTTTACCCTTACAGATAGACTGCTGACATCGCAGTTGGGGGAAGGGATTACATAGGTCTGTTGTTGGAAAGTATTAACAATATAGGAGAATGAGATGATTGATCCCTGTTTTACTACTAGATTGTTGACATTTGCAATTCCAGTAACTGAATCAACAGTAACTGTAGTTGGTGAAGTGATATTGAAGAAATACTTACCACCTGATAGGACTGGTCCTTTTCCAAGAGTAACAGTACTAGGGTAAGAATTACTAGTTTGCTTGCATTGTAGCTTTACATTGATAGTTGCTTGTGATGCAATGACTGAACGTGGAACATAATTTAGTAGTTTTGCAATATTAACAATATTATCTCTAACAGTAGCAGAAGGCAAGAATGCCTCGTTCATTGCCATATTAGCATTAAATGCTGTATAATAGGTATTATACGCTAATACATCAATCAAATAAGAAAGTGCAGCACCTTCAAAGTCATAATCAGTGAACTCTGTCCTTGTTCTTAGATAAGATTTAATAGATGACTTTACGTCTGAAAAGTCTAATGCTGTAAGATTATTCGGTTGCATTATTCAGGTCTCTTTAATACGAATTCGACAGTTTCTAGAATTGGTTGCCCAACGATACGATAGTCTATAGTAACATCAAACTTGTTATAGACATCTACTGCCTTAACATCAACATCAATCAGACTAATTCTAGGCTCATACTGATTAAGAGTATTTATGATCTCATCCCTAATTGCATCCCCTGTCATAGGATCTAAAGGTTCAAACAGTAAATTAAAAACTTCACACCCAACTTCAGGTTGAAATAGTTTTTCTCCCTTTCTTGTTAGGACTAAATTCCTTAGTGATTGCTTAATCGCATTCTCGTTCTTGACAACACCAGTGTCCTTAGTAACTGTATTACGTCTTAAACCCATCGCAACGTCCTTAAATGAACGTGATAGGTTTACATCTTTGCCCGATACTTTCTTTAATGCCATTATACATCGTAAAAGGTGTACTTCAGAAATAATTCTTCCATAGGATCGATCTTTCTGATCACTTTCACATAATATTTCATTCCAATTCTATATTTCTCACAATTAGGTAAGTCAGAGTGGTTTATGAACCCACCTAACGGTGTCCTAATGATATCTTCACCATCTATGAGGTGTGACATGCCTAATTCAGTACCAACTGCCATTTCTCGTCTAGTAAATATACCTTGACCAGAAATAGGACTATTTTGAATGAATAATCCAATCGGTAATGCTCTATACATCACAACTACATTATATACTAACTATTATTTAGTCGGTTTTCCTTACTGCATTTACGCTTATTACTAGTCTATCTGTACTATTATTCTTTTCATACATGGATCCATGCTTCAACCAAGAGGGAAATATGACTAAATCACCTGATTGTGGTTCAAAATGCCAATATTCATGTAAATGTCTAGATCTTTCTTTCTCATCTAACCTATAATTGTACTCTACATGAGGATTTGGGTTCTCAAAATATAATCTATTGCTTCCAGAAGGTATATTAACGAATAAAGCAGCAGAGACTACACTGAAGGGATGATTGTGTTGTCTAAGTTGACTTCCTTCGTCTTGTATATTAAACCAACTATTTGTAAGTCTTATTGGTTGTATACCATATTCATTCGCATACTTGTCTAAAACGCTCTCTACTGCCCCATAGAGGTCAATACCAAGGGATTCATCTATCTCACCCAGAATGTTATCGGTGTGTTCTAAAGGTCTAGTACTGCCACTAGAGCAACTTGCATCACCCTCTAGCATATTATGTTCACATGTTTCATAATCTAGACAGAAATTAGTGACTGCTTCTGTTTCATCAGCATACAAAAACTCCCGCCAGTGTGTGACAGGAGTAGGGAACAAATTAAAATGCGTTATTTTAGACATCTACCAAGTTTTGTTGTGAGTATTAACATCACCTTCAACATGGTTATGATCTATTTCATCTATATGAGCATGATCAATAGATTCTATGTGTAAATGTTCTAAAGAATTAGCAATTCTTTCAAGGGCATTTGCAATACGGTCAACATCTTTACTCGCAAATAGATCCGAATTCATTTACCTTGACCTCTTGGACGCTTCTTTGCACCATTTCTAGAGGTAGCACCGTACTTAGTGTGTTTTCCCTTCCCTTGACGGGTTTTCTTTGGAATTGCCTCGATATATGTGTCTCCAGCGTTCCAAGCGACTGTTTTTGCCATTTAATACCTTAAAATACGTTAAAATTGTGGATCGCGGGTCACCACACCCATATTATAGCACCTTTTTCTCTATTTTGTCCAGTTTTTCGTAAATTTTAGTAAAATTCTGGAATAAATCGAGATCTTTGTCCTCATCAGCAGGTCTATAGAAGGTTTTGTCAGGTGTGGGTAACTCCAGCATCCTCTTTTCTATCTCTACGAGTCTCTCAGCAATCTGGGAGAGACACATATTAATAACCTCGTGTGCTTCTTGATTATCCTGCCAAGGATCAACTGTTTCTTTCTTCGACATCGTATTCAATTACAATTTTCTTTGATGATCTGCCTACTGAGTTAAGTGTCTCATAACGAGTCATAGTACCACCCATGAGAGCTGTGAGTGTAAGTAAGTCTGCTATTTCGTCACCATAGTCCATTACCAGTAACCTCTGAGTTTTAGATTGTTAATTTTATCCTGAGTAGTTGTCAGGTCAATTGGAAGGAAGAAACGTATTGCTTTCATTCCTTCCACTATTACGACAGATTTAGGGAATGCATACTTCAACTTTCGCTAGATCTCCTATCTATGTTCGACATTGTAGAAGATGATCGGAAATACTTGTTGACTACCTCTACCTGATCATGGTAACGTGCTATCTTATCCAACTCTACCTGAATTGCTTCGGTAATATCAGAGTGTTCACCAATACCAGCAGGATTCTCTAAGTAAACATTCACGTTTACCTTATGTTTTTCAATCTCTCCTTGAGCATGTGCTAGTACTGCTCTGAGTAATTGTTCTCTCATGTGTAATGCCATAGTTTTAAGTATCTTTAATATCGAAGAACCAACCTATTGACTTAATATAATCAAAGGTAGTCATTCGTGGTGTATTCGGCCAACGTTCATTACGTTGTTCTCTTATATTATCCATATAAGACTCCAATTTATCAACTGTGGAAAACTCTCCTTGATTGATATGTTCTTTATCGTATAGAACGTAGATCATTGTGGCTCTTTTGCTTCTTTTAAATGAAATCCTTCATCATTTACATCATACTGTAAGAGAGATTCAGTATCCCATCCTAACTCTTGACATATATCATAAGGTATTGTAAGCACAAGGTCACCAAAATCATCTTCGTCTAATTGAGTAGTAAATCTTTTGCTCATGTTTAAAGGCGATTAATGACTTGTGGGGTCGGGAATCTTGTTTTCCATTCCTCCCACAAGGTATATAGTGCCTCGACATCTTCAGTCTTATCATTCTCCACCGCATCTTGTATGAATGCATACATCCTAGTATCTAAACACCCTTCCTTACGTACAAGATGCTCAAAGGCACGTGTGCGTGAATCTTGGAATGCTTGTGAAAACTCTAAAGACATGATTTTTTTTCTGGATTATTTTTTTGTATATAGGAATCCAAGCAAGAGTTACCATATATCTCTCGTTGGGGAACCTTTGTAGGTTAGGGTCTCTAACCTTTTTAATATAAGGGCCGCCAAAAAACGCGAGAACCCCCACCAGGACTGGGTTTTGACCTGTATTTGTTTACATATAGCAGAGGTAATACTGTTACATTTGCATTAAAAAGAGGGGACTGATTACCCCTCTATTATAACAGAAACTGTAATGGTTGTCAAGTGTTAAACAGTCATGCCATTATAGAATGGATTGTTATTACTTTGTACGAACCATTCGTAATTACGTTGATACAAACCTCTGCCTAATCCTGTGAAGGTTTCTAATAACGCATTCAGTCTACTTTTTGTGGTAACTGATTGCCAACCCCCATCAAATAAGGTGATTTCGTTGTTACTTACTGTCGCAATATGGTTGCCATGTAAGTAAACATTAGCATCGTTAGTTTCTGCGGAGATTGTTACCTGTGTATTGCTATTTGCCCAGTTGTTTCTGTTAGCAACTGCTCTACACATGTTTGATTCAATCTTACGCATAAATTACCTTTGTTTGTTTATACTATTATTATACATGATTTCCAGGTAGTGTATACAATTGTTGTACCAGTTTGTCTACTGTCACATAACCCCCCTGAGAGTCCATGCCTGATTTCTTTATACTAACTGTGGCAATACTTCTCGGCAATTTGTGTTACTTACTGTGATAATATTGCATGTTATTAAATGTTATTGACAAGTCGGTAATATGCGTGCTAAGAGTGATACTTTTCCACACCTTTTTCCACAAGCAAGTAAACACTACCTAATTAAATTAACCATTTAAAAGTATTAACAATTAAACGGAAGTTTTCCACAGGGTTGTTAATAACTCCTCCATAATTTGTGTTTTCGTATATACTCCCATTGGATAATTACCAGTTCCTTAAGTGTTATCCAAACGTAGTGAATCTGTTCTCCGTGAGTAACACTTACTTCATCATGATTGTCTTTGTTAAATGTCATTGTGGGTCACTATATCTGTATTGCTGTGAATGATAATTATCCTCGTTAATCTTCTCTCTGTCGTTATAAACAATTGAATCCCAATATGACCTATAAATTAATAAGTTAACTTGCCCTACTTTGTTCATCTTGTTAACATCTTCCCACTCACGTACTGTAAGGGTAAAGTAATAATCACCGATGTAATTTATCCTCCCTGTTTCACCTCTAACAGTTACAGATTCACCTCGGATAAAGTTATATTTCTTTGGCATATTACCTCTTATATTAATATATTAGATTTGTAAATATGTCCTATCATTCTTGACATATAGTGTGCTATCTGCTTGAATAAAATCTTCACAATCCTTGTCAAATATGGTGACTGTTTGTGATAACTGATCTGCTGAAAGTTCATGTAGTTGATGTAATAAATCGAGGTAAGTCATAGTTGGTTTGTTATACTCTTCGTGCCTTAATGTATCAAAGGTTGTTGTCATTAAGTTCCAGACGATTAGATGGGGATGTAGTGACATAGTGAAAAAAAATCGCTCGCAGATCCACAATTAGTGTGAGAACATTATTATCTATGTTATAACTTCGTAGATAATTATACTCCGTTAATTGTTAATGAACCTGCATAATCTCTCTTGTTAAGTACACATGAAGTATGAATATTAAATAGAGTTTCATAATTAACTCCCTC